AATATATTCCATACTCAAATATTTGTAAACATTGTAAAAATAAATCAGAGAGAGAAGGAAAGAAAAAAAGAAAAATAAAAAGAAATACTATTTTGATTAAATGTGATACATGTTTAAAAGAAAAAATGTTAAAGGAAATTATTACAAGGACAGAAATATATAAAAAAAAACACTATAAAAAAAATATTTGTCAAGAATGTTTTCCAGCATTTGAAAAAGAACATTGTTTAACAACCCAAAAAAAAGGTTTAAATTACAGAATTAAAAAATCTTTGGCTTGGCGTTTAAGACATGTTACTAACAAAACAGATACTACTATGAATTATATTGGGTCTAATATTCAATATGTAAGAGAATGGATTGAATACAATTTTACAGAAGAGATGAATTGGGATAATTATGAAACATTTTGGTCAATAGACCATGTAATTCCTATTTGTAAATTTGATTTAACTTTAGAAGATGAAAAATATAAATGTTGGAATTGGTCTAATCTAATACCGGTTCAAACTAACAATATGTTTTTATCTCCATCTCTAGAGCATATTATTAATAAATTAGAAAAATTTAAAGAAGAAGGTTCAACGACTAAATGGTTTTCGAGTGAATTTACATTAAATAAAGAATTAGCTTTAACGAAAGAAAATAAAGCAAATGTGAATTCGCCTTAAGATATAGTCTACTCCTTATCGAAAGATAAGGTAGAGGAAATGTACAGGAAATCCTCAGATCACTTTTTGGAAAGTGACATACAGACGTTACACTAACTTTGCTATCGAATCAATCGAGCAAACTTTCAATGGGCAGGCCGATTTCGGTCGTCGTGTTCAGTGCGTGATCAGCCGCAATGGTGATCTCGCTTACCGCACATATCTTCAGGTAACACTTCCGGAGATCAATCAGCTTATGGGCATCGCCTCTTTCGCCGTTGGCGTTGGTTCCGGCGTGTATGCTCGTTGGTTAGATTTCCCCGGTGAGCAAATTATCGCTCAGGTTGAAGTAGAGATCGGTGGTCAACGAATTGATCGCCAATATGGTGACTGGATGCACATCTGGAATCAGCTCACCATGACTGCCGAGCAACAGCGCGGATACTTCAAGATGATTGGTAACACAACCCAACTCACCTTCATCACGGATCCATCTTTCTCTGAAGTGGATGGTCCTTGCGACTCCTTGGCTCCTCGTCAAGTGTGCGCCCCCCGTAACGCTCTTCCTGAGACTACTCTGTATGTGCCTCTCCAATTTTGGTTTTGCACTAACCCAGGACTTGCGTTGCCCCTTATCGCCTTAAAATCTGCAGGGCAGAAAAGCACCCAGCCTAAAACAGCAAAATTATGTTTTGGGAAAAATCTGTTTGAGAATTTGCATAACTCTCAGGTGCTAGTTGTATGTTTACTTGAATTGATAAATCACCGATTATTCAGTGATTTATCAATTCAATAACATGCAGCAACAAGACCAAATTGCGGGAAGTTCCCAAAGATGATGGCTACCAAGCTGTAAACGAAAGTTTGCAGTGGCTGAGAAAAACAACCTCAGGTATGGTAAAAACGCCACATATGAAGATTTGTCCTAATAATCAGGATAAATTTGAAATGGATAATCCGCAGCCAAGCCACTAACTCCGCCGTCAAATAAGTTTGACATTAGGATATGTGGAAGGTTCAACGACTAAACGGTTTTGGGTCTGAAAGAATTAAAAACTCTTGATGATGGCTTAAGATATAGTCTAATCCCAGTAACAAAAATACACCGAAAGGTGGGGTAAACCGTGATGTGCAGTATCACGAAGTCAAGATCAACCTTGATATCCGTCCTATTGACGAGTGCTTGTGGGCTGTTACCACATTGAGCTGCAACTCAGGCGCTCAACCCTCAAGTATCCCTGTCACCGCCGCTAACCAGTACACTCCTGGTCGCCCTGTGCCTGCCGCAATTGCATACAATCAGTCTTTGGTGGCTGCTTCTTTGTATGTGGATTATGTGTTTTTGGACACAGACGAGCGCAGACGCTTCGCACAAAATCCTCATGAATATTTGATAACCCAACTCCAGTTCACAGGTGACGAATCGGTCGGAAGTTCTTCGAACAAAATCAAGCTCAATTTCAATCACCCCGTGAAGGAATTGATCTGGGTTGTGCAGCCCGATCAAAATGTGGATTATTGCTCATCTTTGGTGTGCGATGCGCTTTTGTTTAAGGTGCTTGGTGCTCAGCCTTTCAACTACACCGACGCGATTGATGCTCTTCCCAACGCTATCCATGCTTTCGGAGGCCCTGCTTCTGTTGCTGCTGATAGCCGCGCTTTCATTGACGCTCGTGGTCTTTTCGAGGATGCTGGTGCTCTCGATTATGAGATCCCTACGGGTTTCACTGGATACTGGCACGGACCTAACAATCCTTACAATGAGGCTAACATGGGCGGCCCTGCTGTCCCCATTTCCACACAAACTGCTGGCGTGGATCCCGCTCTTCTTGCCCAACTCCAAAGCTTACAGTCAAGTGCCGGTCACATGGAAAATTCCACGGTATCTGATGCTGGCACTTTCGTGATGACGGAGACCTCTTTGGACCTCCATTGTTGGGGCCAAAACCCCGTGGTTACTGCTAAGTTGCAGCTCAATGGTCAGGATCGTTTCTCTGAGCGTGAAGGAACTTACTTCAGCTTGGTGCAACCCTTCCAGGCGCACACTCGATGCCCTGATGAGGGTATTAACGTGTATTCGTTTGCGCTGCGCCCTGAGGAACATCAACCCAGCGGCACTTGCAACTTCTCGCGTATAGATAACGCTACCCTCCAACTTGTGCTTTCCAATGCCACAGTTGAGGGCACCAAGACTGCTAAGGTGCGTGTTTATGCTACCAACTACAACGTGCTCCGTATCATGAGTGGCATGGGAGGCCTCGCGTATAGTAATTAAACACCATATATCGTGTGGATCTTATTTATACAATTTAATATTAATAATTTTAATATTAAATAATGCTTTTTGAATATTAAAGCAAAAAACATATTAAAGACATGTAGATAGTATATACATATTAAATGAGCGTAGATATAGTAAATCTTATTGAAAGTAATCCAATTACTAGGCTAAATGGCGATTATCAATGTAAATTGATAGAAAAGGTCAAAAATAGTTTTTCAAATTATGAACAACAATTATTTTTATCAAGTTTTTATTGCTATTTAAACTACAATTCTAAAACGGATTTCGTAATTGATCTAGATAATGTATGGAAATGGTTGGGATTTAGTTCAAAACATAAAACAAAAGAATTATTAGAAAAATATTTTATTATCAATAAAGATTATAAATCTTTGCTCTCCCAAGCGGGTGAGCAAAAAAACATTGCTCCGCAAGTTGGTGGAGCAAAAACTGATACAAGAGGAGGGCACAATAAAGAAACAATTATGTTAAATATAGAGACCTTTAAAAAATTTTGTTTAAAAGCAGGAACAAAAAAAGCAGATGAAATTCATGATTATTTTATAAAATTAGAAGAACTTTTGCATGAAACATTAGAAGAAGAAAGCAATAAACTAAAAAATCAACTAGAAAAGGCCAAAGAAGAAATGATGCAAATAGAAGATAAAAGTAAAAAAGAATATGATCTACAATTAGCAAAAGAAAAAATTTTAGAAGCAGAAAAAGTTTTACTTAAAGAGTATTCAAATTCTGGTTCATTAGTATATATAGTTAAAGTTAAAACATTCTCTAATGGTGAATATATTGTTAAAATTGGACATAGTGCAAAAGGCATTCATGATAGATATAATGAACATAGAGGAAAATATGATGAATGTTTATTATTAAATTGTTTTCCAGTTAATAAAAGTAATGATTTTGAAAATTTTTTACATAATCACGAAGATATAAGACAAAATAAAGTAAATGATTTACAGGGACATGAGAATGAAAAAGAATTATTTTTAATTGGGAAAAAATTAACCTATCAAATAGTTTTAAAAATTATTAATAATAATATACAAAATTACAATTATACAGTAAGTGAATTGTTAAAAGAAAATGAACTATTAAATTGTAAACTTCAATCAAACCAAACTAATAATCTAGAAAATGATAATAAAATTTTAAAAGATCTTTTAAAAATGGTAAATATGCTTAATTTAAAAATTAATAACTTAGAACAATCTAACAAAGAAATTTTAGATAAACTAAATGCATCACAGACAAAACTGGTGACTGGATTTAATCAACAAAATCCTCATTTAGGACCCCGTCTTCAAAAAATAAATCCTGAAACATTGCATCTTGTTAAAGTATATGAATCTGTTACAGAAGCTATGAATGAAAATCAAATTATTAAAAGACCAAGTATTAATAAAGCAATTCAAGAAAATACTATATATTGTGGGTTTCGTTGGTTGTTAGTTGAGCGAAATTTAGATCCAAATATTATTCACAATATTGAACCAACTAAACAAACTAGGTCTCAAAATCTGGGATATATTGCAAAATTAAATATAGATAAAACTGAGATTATAAATGTATATTTGGATAGAAAAACTGCTGCTGATCAAAATGGATATGCTTCATCAGCTGGATTAGATAATGTAGTCAAAAATTTTACATTGTCTAAGGGTCATTATTATATATTGTATGATAGTTGTGATGACGAATTAAAAGAAAAATTTATTATTAAAAACAATAATCAAGAACCAATTTTATACAAAAATGGTATTGGTCAATTTGATGCAGAAAATAATTTAGTTAAAGAATTTATATGCAAATATGATTGCATTAAATCATTTCATATAAGTGACAAGACTCTACAAAAAGCACTTGATAAGCAAGTTCCATATAATGGTCACATATTTAAATATTTAGACCCAAAATTAGTAGTTTATCAGTTATAAAATTATCAATCAATATAAATAGATTCTTTTAAAATTTCGTCATCTATTTCTTTAACAGTAACATATTTCTTTTTTGTTTCGTCATATAACATCAACCACAAATTATTATAACACTCTGCAACAGATAATTTAATAATATTGTCAAATAAATTGCTTTTCAAGACAACTTCTTCGTGAAAATTTTGTAAATTATAACCAGGTATTTTTGCATTCATATGATGAATGTGATGATATTCGATACCCATTGTAAAATATTTCAAA